CCAGAGAAGCGGCGTTGGCCGAACTCCGCCTGAGGAGGCTGGCCGCAGAGCGTCAAGCTATCAACGAGGCGCAACAGGCCGGGGCGGAGAGTCCAGACGAGCTTCGTTGCATCGCTGGAACCCTCTTCCGCCGGATTCCAGGCGGTTGGGAAAACGTCCCGAATCGAGGTTGCTAGGGCGATGCCCTACACCCCGTCCCGGCCACGGACCTTGGCATCGTGATTCCGCAAATCTCGCTTGACGGTGTAAGCGATCCACGCCCACCTTGCAGCAATGCCGAGAAGGACGACGCTTACGGTGATCAGGAGGGCGTCCATACCATCAGCCCGTGCGACGGCGCAAAGCAGCGCCAGATGGCCGACATAGTACCCGTAGAACGCCCAACGCGTACGAGGCACAGAGCATTTCAGGTCACCAAGCAGCAGCACCGGCAGCGCGAGCAGCGACCACGCGTTTCCGTTGTAGGCGCACAACATGCACCACGGAACGGCCACAACCCACGGGTAGTCACGCCAGTCGCTCAGCGTCTCAAAATACAGGCCGTTGATGCTGGCGCCGCCCTGAGGCAGATCCCGGCGCCTTGAATACCAATGCCAGGACGCCAGCACCAAGGCGATACCAGCCCACTGATAGTCAACGATCAATGGCGCGGGTGCGATGCAAAGCGCGAGCAGCCACCACCGCCGATGCTGTGCGCACCATACGGCAGAAGTCGCGAGCGCGAATGACAGCAGTACGTTGAGGGGCAGCCAATGACCAAACGCAAGCGCATGAAACGGCTGGACGACAATGCCCCACGCGACAAGCCGACGAACCGACTTGCCAACGTCAGCACCTGGCTCCGCAAGGTTATAGGCCATCACCACCGCGAACACCGGGAACGCGATCCGACCAAGCTCGCTGACCACCGGCACGTAGCCGCCGAATAAGACACGGGCCACGTGGTCGCCGGTCATCAGCACCACAGCAAGCCATTTCAGCGCTTCACGCCCGCCACTGGTCATCACAGTTCCCTCGTAGTGTCAGCGGCCTTGGTAGACGTCTTGTAGGGTTCCGACTCCGGGAACGAGCCGAGCGCCCGCATTTGCTTGCTGATGACACTCCCTTCCAGCATGGGTGCACCGCCCTGCCCGGCAATCTGCTGCGGCTGCTGGGCCTGCTGCGGCTGGATCTGCGGTCGATTGTCGTGCCGCTCGCGGTAAGGGTTGTAAACCGGGCCGTAGCGCGCCAGCGTGCGGCATTCCGGCTGGCTCAGGTCATACGCAGTACCCTGTTCCGTGATGCAGGTGCAGCTGCCCGCCTGATGCTTGCCCTCGCCGTCCAATCCGTCCTGCGAAGACATGCACACCAGCAGCGGGTCAGCGGTGACGTTGCGATCATCGAACACCGGTGCAGTCCAGGGCATGCTGGCGATCCGGGGCAAGTGATCCTTGGCGTATTCCGTGGCTGTTTTCCAGCGCACTTCGTGAGGCTTTGCATCGGACGAACGCGACGACACAGGGGGCGCATCGGCTAACGCCGATTGCGCCCCCTCTGGTGCGGCGGTTGCGGCCATGGCGGACGGCTTGAGCATTTCGTAGGCGAAATAGGCAAGGACGACGGCTGCGACTGCGAGCGCCGGAAGTGCCATCACCTTCCACGGAATTCGCGGCTTGATCGTGTGCACCTCAGCGGACTTGTACTGTCCGAAGATCTGCGATGGCAGCAGGCGAGTTGTTCGCTGGGCTAGATCCCGCTTTGCCGACGACTTGATTTCCTCGTTCAGCTCGCCGCAGCGGAACACGTCAATCATCTTGGTGCCGAACCGGCGCACCACGTGTGCGTGGGTACCGATCAACCCTCGAACGAACGGATACAACTGATTAGGCTGCTGGGTGGTCCATACGAAGTCCAGGCCGCGATGCCGGTGTTCGGCCAGGTCAAGAACGTGCCTGGGCGTCTGCTGCCGCGTGGCGTCGTGCAGGTGGCCGAACCACTTCCAAGCTTCGTCAACGAAGATCAGCGACCCATTGGGGACGATGTACTCCCCTGCCCCGTCTTTTTCATTCCAGCGCCGAGGATCGTCCAGCGTGGTCGCCAAGCCATCCTGCAAGCCGTCGATGCCGCAGGCAAAGATGGGGCGTTCGCCGCGCTGGGACTCTTCGACAAGGCGCTCCATCATGAGCGCGGTTTTGCCGTTGCCGGGCTGGCCGGTGAATAGCTCGATGGGCATTAGGACCTCCGCACCAGCACAGCGCGGGCGGCGGATACGGCGAATTTTGTGGCGACCGCCGACGCGATCATGGTGCACGCCTGATCGAAACGCATCAGGCCCGCATACGCGATCAGGACAGCGCCCCATTCGCCACCGGGCGTCCCAGCCCCGATGTGCTGCTGCATGTTGTCGAGCCACGGCTCTACTGCGAACTCATGAGTCGCCCACGCGATGCCAAGCCAAGCCATCCCGGCAACAATCCACGTGCCCATCTGGGAACGAAACAGCCACGCGAGACCGGACAGCAGAGAACTGATCAGGAGGGGCATTTAGGACTCCTTCCCTGCGACGATGCGCAGCGATGCAAGGGCCGCGAGACCCATAACGAAATAGGACCCGAGGCCGAGCCAGTTGCACAGCGGCGTCGGGTCGAACTGGATAGTTGCGCCCATGACGTCGATGGCCGGAATGGCCGGGCAGGAACCGCCGCCCCACCCATAGCCAGACGTGTCAGGCTGGACAGGATCCGTGCCCTGCCCACCTTGCCACGCTCCGGTGCCGGGCAAGCTGGTGCCAGGTCAACGCTGCCGCCAGTGCCGGTCACTGCATTACGGATCGCTACGAGGTCCGGGTTGCTGCCGGTGCCATTACCCGCATTCGCAGCAAGCTTTTCGGTAGCGCAGGCGATGCGCCACTGCATGAGTAACCCACTGTACTCCATGGCGTCGCACTTTTCGCCCGTGCAGACCGGCGGCTGGGTGCACATGCCGCCTGCGATATTGCGGTTCTTACGGGTGTTGCAGTCGATGCGCCATTGAATGCGTGCCTGCCCGCACATGATGGGTGAACCGCTACACGTCGGAGGCGTTTTGCAGTCGTCGCCGCCGGAAAATTCATCGACGGGCTTGCCCTCGCCATCCTCGCCACCCTCTTCACCCGGGTCAGGCTCGCCGTCGCCGTCTGCGTCCTTCTTGCAGGTGCCGTCCTTGCCGCGAACTTCACCTGCCGCGCACTGACCATCACCCGGCAAGCAGTTACCCGCAGGTGACTTCACCTGCCCTGCAGGGCACTCGTTCTCCTTGTTCTTACAAGTCCCGTCTGCCTGTTGGGCCATGCCACTCGGGCACGGTTCTGGCTTGCATTGCCCAAGCGAGTTGGGAGCAGCGCCGCCTGGACATTTACCCTCTTCCGGCTCGCAAGAGGACATAGCGGAGTTCCAGAAATAGCCCGTTCCGAACTGCGCTTTGCATTTGTTGTCGTCATAGTCATCGCAGGTACCCGGCACAGATGAGTACTTGCCATTGAAGTAGCCATCACCCGTTGAGTACCAAGCTTGTTTGCAACCGCCGTTGCAAGTGACCGACCCGTTTTTTGGACGCCCGCCCGTCAGATAGGGATACGGCCCATTCCAATCTGGTCGCTTCTCG